AGTTTTGTGCCTAACCTTTCTTCCATCGCTGTAATAGATGTATTGACTTTATCATCAACAGTATCAAGTTTTGTCTCCATACCATCAATAATTCTGTTAATTAGCTTCCACACAAAAAGTCCGAGACCAAGTGCTGCAGCTATTGGAAAACCTAACTCGGTTATGAGAGCAACTGCTGATTCCATGATTTATGACCAGATAGCTGTTGCCACAGTTTTCACTAAAGCATCTTCTCCACTCATATCTGTAGCAGAACCACCATCTTCAGCAAACTTGGAAAAGTTCTTAACCTGTGTGCTTACAGAACCATCAAGACCTGCATCTGCACCTGTTCCTGATAGCGTATTGTTATACACAACCATCAATGTTGGGTGTTTTGCATTTGCTGTATCATCGGCAGAACTATCTGCTAATGGGTAAACTTCAATTCTTTGAACTGAAACAGTATTACTTATCGCCATAATTTTCTCCTAAAAAAAATAATATTATACACCACCACCACCACCACCTGCTCCTCCACCACCACCACCACCATGATTTGCTTGTAAATCAAGTAGTCGCCCAGAAGAATCTACAGAAGTTGTTGATGTTGGAAAAAATAGATTATCACTTCCGACTGTGAATCTAACCCTAAAACTAAAAGAAACTAAACTTGTAGCTCTTACTCTTGCACTTGGATTGCTTGAATTAGCTACTGCTTCCCAAGCAAAAGTAACAGCAGAGCCATTAGTCATACTGATAAAGCTATTAAAAGTACCTGTAATGCTAGAACCTGCTCCATTATCTACAATGGTTGCATTGGAAGTACATTTGATTTGAAAGTCAACGCTGTTGCCTTCGCAGTTTGTGTAGTTAATAAATGTTGTTTGTTGTGAAAAACCATCAACAGAATTACCAGACGTGCTTACTAATTGAACTCTATTATTTGCAGTTTGTAAGGTAGCTACAACAGAACATGAGCTAGTCGGTGTAAAGGTCGCAGAGGTTGTACAATCCTCATCACCCCATTGCGTAAAAGGCGTTGTTGCACTATAACTTCCTGCTGATACTGCTATATCAGAAGCACCTCTTAATTGTCCCATAGATATTTGTGAGCCAGAGCTTGTATTTAGACCACCACCATTAAATTCAGGGTGCGTGTTACTTATTGCTCTTATATCTGTATCATTCAAAGAAACTGAAGTACCTGAAGAACCACCAACAAAAGTATGCACATCATTAAGTGTTAAATTTGTAAGATTTAAAAAATTAGGCACACTCATCTAGCTTTGCCTTGAGTTCATCTATTTGTTCTTGTTGATCTTTAATAGCTTCTATTAGATAACCTACTAGGTTGCCATAAGCTACAGACTTTGTACCTTGTTCATCGTCTGCTGTTAAGACTAGCTCTGGTGCAATCTTTTCTATTTCTTGAGCAATGACACCACTTCCTTCTTTGCCATCTTTGGTAAAACTGACACCTCTCATTTGTAAAGCTTTTTTGCCATCTAGTGTTTGTATATTGTCTTTAAGTCTTTCATCTGAAAATGCTGTTACATTATTAGCAAAGGTGGCGTTATCGCTGTTATCTAAAGTAAGGACTGGTGAAGCTAATGTATCGCTTGTTCTACTAAATACAAAACTTGTACCAGTCAAACCAATTCTATATGCAGCTATGCCTGGTCTTTCAAATTTTATACCTGCTGTTGTAGAATCTGATATATGCAGTTTCATATCAACAGAATCTTCACCAATACCAACTCTGTTAGCAGCAGTATCAACAAATAATATATCTGTATCAATTGCCATATTACCAGATGCAGTAATAGTCCCTATGTTTGTAAGGTTTCTTGATGAATCTATGACTGTGGTATTGTTCATTTGCAATGCACCAGAAACTAAATTAAGACTTCCACTAGTTTTTAGTCGCATTAGTTCCGTAGAAGTATCTACTTTAAATCTAAAGTC